CACGCTCAGGGTGATCTTAAATTCTACACCAATCGAAGAAGTAAGTATATCTAACGTAAATCTAGGAACGTCATTTGCAAGTAATGGTCAACCATCTGCTTTACCATCAGGCAAAACTGAAGCAATATTAATAGACGGAAACAACACGAGAATAGAAATTGGTAAGCTGACGTTCTCACGAAATTCTTGCAAAACGCTAAATTTAGAGGCAATAAACTCGAATAAAATAACCATTAAGGACAACCAAGCAGACGGATTGTCTATATATCAAACTGCAACTTCTACACAACCTAACTTAAGAATATCAGGTGGTAATTTTATGTCAGACCTGCTTACGACTGAAGGAGGTACTTATGACCGATTGTGGATTGCTCCACTAGACAGCATGACATCTAGTAAAACAAAAATTAACGAATTAATACTAGAAAATATTGTTTCATCTGGTGGAACTTGCGATCTAAAGAAACTGGACATAGGTGAATTAATAATTACCTTTAATAGAATCGGTGGGGATAACTCTTTACTTACGAAAGCCTTTACTGTTTCAACTACAGTTGCAGCAGCTTCATTTGACGTTTCTGGAAATTTGGAAATCCTTATGGGTGAAGTAGAAAGACAGCCAGACTAATGCCAAAGTATGATTATATTTGCAATAACAACGAATGTGAAACTGAAACTTTTGAAGTTTTAACGTCATCTTTTGAAGATAACTCTTATCAATGCCCTAAG